GGGTGGCGCTATTCAAGCGCAGCATGCATTAATGGCGCAGACCGCCGCGCTGATTTCCATGGCCGAAAGCCTCGACGCCATAAGTACCACGGTGCGAGTCAGCGCTCGCAGGCTGCAATTGAATAATGGCTATTTCAAGACATTGGCCCAGGAAATAACCAAGCTCCGGTATTTAGCGCGCAGCTAGTTAACTAACATTTGGCAAAAATCGGCTTTAACTGGCAGGGGATTTGTCGCGCTCGAGCGGCTGTGTTTTTGTGTCCCCCGACATATCGGGACGCCAAGCCCCCGCAGCATTTGATTAGCGGCAACGTCTATTCGGGAGGTATCCCGAACCGATCCGCCCAAATCAAGCGCCGAGAAGCCCGATGCAATTAATAGCCCATTGCATTCGTTTCTATTATCGGAGGTTAGCGTGCCACACGCACTCGTTGAGGGTTACGTCCATGAGCGTGACCAATTGCTCAATACCATAAATGTCCTGAAAAATACCGCCCTCGACCGCGGCGGCGATCCCTCGGACACCGACCTCGAAGCCATGGAAAAGGCGTATAAGCGCATCGATAAACTCGATGAGCTAATTCGCATTGTGGGCGAGGATCGCACCATGGACGAGGAAACCCGGCAAAAGCTTTTGCAGGCTACGCCGCCCACCCCTGGTGGAATTAAATATCGAGATGGCGGGGAAATGGTGTGGGATTGCCTCCATGCTAATTATGGCTCCGCGCATAATACCGAGGATCAAGAGGCAAAGCGCCGTTGGGAATCGGTATTGAAAAGGGCCGCGCAGCATATGGGCACCAGTGCCGCCGACACCACGCCCGTTGCCGGTGACGTAGGCGGGCTTTTTGTGGTTCCCGTGGTCGGCCCGGTAATTAGCCTCTTCCCACAAGGCCAGCCATTCCTTAATGCCATTGGTCGGCGTCCCTCGCCGAGCGCAATGTCATTTGTGCGCCCGCGTATTGTCGATCCCGATTTTACTACCGGCGTGGCGCCACAGAGTTTGCAAAAGGCTGAATTGGTCAGCAAGAAATTCGACGTGAAAGTCGATACGCTGGCCCTCGAGACAGTCGGCGGTTATTTGAATGTCTCGCAGCAACTAATGAGCTTGCAGCCCTCAGGCTGGAATATCATTGTTAGCCAAATGCAGCAAAGGCTGGCGTGGGCGGGCGAAGCCGCCGCTATTGCCGAGGCAGATAAAACCGGTGCCAGTGTTACTCTCCCGGCTGGCTCGGATTCGGCCGCGGTTATTGCCGCACTGTTCGATGCCGCCGCGCTGGTTTATCAAAATACCTATGCGCTCCCGACGTGGATTGCCTATGGCCCGCAAGGTTGGGCCATGCTCGGCAGCCTCGTAGATGCCGCTGGTAGGCCCCTATTCCCGTTCCTGGGCGCCGCTAATGCCATGGGTAGTGCATCGCTTGGCGATTTCAATTTGGGACCGCTCGGGCTGCAACAGATAGTCACGCCGGGAATTACCGACACCACAATTTATGTCGGCAATACCCTTGGAATGGAAGCGTACACTTATTCGTTCCCCATTCTCGAGGCTGTCGAGCCGAGCCTTTTGGGTCGCCAGGTCGCGGTAGCCGAGGCACTTTGTTTTTATCGGCCCACCACTAAAGAGGCTGGCCCCTCTGATACGCCGCCCGCCGAGGCAAACGGGATCGTAAAAGTAGGCCCGTAATGACTGACCTTTCGGGCAGGCTCCGCGCCGCCACGGGTTATTACGACGGGAGTTATCCACCCGAATTAATCACGCCGCCCACTAATCCCCCCACCCTGACCTCACTAAATCCCACTTCTATTGTGGTGGATACCCCCACGCTGGTTACGGTGACCGGCACCAATTTCTATTCTGGCAGCAGGATATTTGCCTCAGGCACTCAGCAAATTACCCATTACATTAGCCCGACACAATTAAGCTACGAGGCTCTGGCCGACCAGGCTCCCGGCCATAGCACCGTCGAGGTTCATAATGGGACGCAAATATCCAACAGCATTGATTTGCAGGTCACCGTCCCACCCGCAGTATTTGAAATAACCGGTTGCACGCCTAATACCGGGCCAGCCGCGGGCGGAACCAGCGTCACCATTACCGGGAATCTCTTTACCAGCCAGGGCGCAGTCGGGACAATTACCGGAATAGGGTTCGGCTCCGCCGCGAATGGCTGGTTTGCCGCAGCAAATCAGGATTTGGTAAATGACACCACCATTACCTGCGACACTCCCGGCATGAGTACCGGCGTACAGGATATTCGCTTTAATGGGCAAACCGACGAGGCTATCGGCGTCGGCCTATTTACGGCTACCTGATTATGGCTCTCCCGCCCACCGTCCAAGATATAAGAGACTGGACGGGCGCCACCACGCCCGATATTTCCGACGAGCAATTGCAATTAATTCTCGACGCGGAATCGACATTGCAGGTGGCTTATTGTCTGTGGCCTAATTGGCTCGATGTGAATTTGCCCGCAGATGAAATTCCCGATGCCATTGCCCAGGCTTTATTGCGAAGATGCGCGAGAGCGTTGGCAGCCCGAGGCGTGCCATTAGGCTCCTTGCCATCAGTAGCCAGCGGACTCGGCGCCGAGTATGGGTTGCCCGGCGCCGGGTTGCTGCCGAGATATGATGCGGAAATTGAAAGGTACGAGGCGCCTTATCGAGTAGCGGGGATCGCATAAATGGATGACACCCAAACCACCGTCCTATTAATCGAGGTTGGCGTAATAGCCCTCTACGCCCTGATTACTCTGCTTAAGAGTCTGAGATAGTTAACTAACATGAGCGATATTGTCCTACCGCCAGAAATTGCCAATAATCCCGGCAATGCTCTGAATTTCTCCCGGCCCGATATTGAATATTGGGTCTGGCAAAATGTGCGCGGCCTGGGCGACGTTATTTGCTGGACTATCTCCGCGGGGGAAATCGACCCGCATGGGTGGGCCACCATGAGCAATATTCAGGTAAACACGCGGGCTGCCAATCGAGAGCGTGCCTCGACAATTGCCGATCAAGCCCGGCGAATAATAAAGGCTCTCCCATGGACCGAGTGGAATAATGGTGTAGTAACCTCTGTCGATTGCACGGACGGGCCATTATGGCAGCCCGATTCAAATGGCGCACCGCGCTACATTACTCGATATTCGATTATCTATCACCCTCGCCAGGTAGGAGCGGTCGCACCATGACGGATATGTTGGGACGCCTACGGCAAGCACAAGCCTATTATGACCAATCGCTCCCGCCTAATGGTGGCGGCGTTATTCCTCCCGTACCGCCCGCCAATAATGTCGTCACCGAGGCGGCATGGGGATTTGAGGATGGCACCGTAGCGGGATGGACCGACGATTTGGGTAATACCCTCGCTAATTCCACCGCACACGCGGCCAGCGGCACTCATTCTCTGGCTGTTACCAGCGTCAGTCCTAGCGGCGCCTTTGTTACGCAAGTATTTGTAGGCGCGGCACCAGGGAATTATCGGCTCAGCTATAAAGGCTACACCACCATTCCCGATGGCACTCTCGAGAGCGAAATAGAATGGCAGGACGCCACCCATAATTGGACCGGCAATATTACTCCATCGGTTGTGCTGGATATGCTGCCCGACAGGTGGGGAACATATATCGCCGACGTGACCGCTCCCGCTAATACCGCCGAGGCATGGATAAAGCTCAATATCCATTTCGGCGCCAGCCCGGCAGGCTCGATTATTTACATTGACGAGATAGCCCTGGTGCCGGTGCCATAATGGCTGAGCCGCTGATTAAAGCCGTCCACTATGAGCCGAATATTGGTCCCGGCTCTGGCATTGGCGTTATTCTGCGCGGCGACAAAATGCGAGCATTTATGGCCGAGGTCGGCGCCCATGGCGTATTAATCGCTCGTCCCCATACCTCGCATCCCGATAATATCGTCACTGAGCAAGCCATGGAATTTACTCGCTGGACCGCTAATGTCATAAACCTCAACACCTATGCGCTACGCGAGGAATATGGCAGCGGTAATAGCGTGGCCCCTCGAGCACCGCTCGGTCATGTAGTTAATTGGTTTCGAGAGCACGATCCTAATAGACACAA